ACGTTGACATCACTGCCCCCTATGCGGTGAGCAGTGGCGGCGGCGTTCTTGTGGGCGCCCTGTTTGGGGTTGCTGTTGCTGACATCGCTAATGGCGAGGTCGGCGCGATTGCTACCGAAGGCGTTTACAGCCTGACTAAGGCCACCGGCGCCGGTACAGATGGTGTTCAGGGCGCTGTGGCCTACTGGGACAACAGCGCCAAGAAAGTGACTGGCGTTGCCGCAGGCAACACCGTCATCGGACACTTTCTCGTAGCTGCCGCCACTGCTGACGCTGCTGCCACTGTGCGCCTCCGCGTTTAATGCTGAATGACCTGGCCAACCGTGCGCTGACTGCCGTGGTGCGGGTGATGGGGGAACCTGTCACTTACACCCGTGGTCAGCAATCAGCCCAGGTCAAAGGCGTTTACCAGGCCAGTCATGTCGGCCTGGACCCAGAAACCGGGATGCAAGTGAACTCCACCCAACCAATCGTTCTGATTGATGGGTGGAGCCTTTCTTTTGAGCCCCGTGCTGGCGATGTTGTTGTGGTGCGCAACACCACTTACCGAGTTAGAGATGCGCAGCCCGACGGACACACCGGCTGGCTGCTCATGCTGCACAGAGCCGCTGGATGACCCACCCGCGCAAGCTAATTAGAAACGCCATGGTGGCCCGGCTGATCGATGCAACTGCAGCCGGGCCCCGTGTGTATGCAGGCCGCCCAGCGCCTTTAGAAGAGCAGGATTTGCCTGCAATCGTGGTCCACACCCGCGAGCCAGAGGACGTGGAAACCTACTCTGCAAGTGGCTTCGGCGGTTTTACGCGGCGCAAGTGCATCGCGATGATCGAGTGCTACCTGCAAAGTTACGAGGACGTGGACGACGCCCTGGACGATTTTGCAGATCAGGTTGAGGGCAGGTTCAACAGTTTTGACATGCCCGGTTTTGAAAGCGGCGAGATCCGCTTGGCCAGCACAAACAGCGAAGTGGAGTGGGAGGGCGGCCTGAGCACCGGCTGCGCAAAGCTCCGTTACGAAATCATTTACCGCAAGGGCTACCGGGACACTTGCAGCGATCCATACGTGGAAGCCAATCCATCCAGCATCTACCGGAGTGGCGCTTATCCTGGTGGGCGGATCTATGCCGGGTCCCCGGCAACCCAAACAGGCGAAGCCTGCCCCATTGGCGAGGCCGAGCTGTTCTCTCAAGAGGAGCCGATCAACTAATGGCCACCACCCGCAAAACCCGCGCCCGGACCGCCAACGGTGAGTTCCGTGCCGATGACCCCAGCACGCCAGAAAACGAAGCCTGGAAAACCAGCGTCTCAGTTCAAGACCTGGCTGCATACATTGACTATGACGGCGACAGCCCGGCCCTTAGCAGAGCTGTCGAACTGGCATCGGCTGCAGTGCGTGAGGAGTTTGGCGCCGAACTGCCGGCCGAGTTGCCACACGAGTTAGCTCAAGCTGTGCGCCTGGCGGCCAGTAAGCTGCTGCTCACCGGCAAACTGGATGAGCCGATGCAGGCCGGCGACTTGCCAGCCGTGGCCCGCTATTTCGTGAAGCTAGCCAGTGCTCGGAGCTAACCGCGACGACCAAACTACTTCCGGCGTTGGCTCCTACGAAAACACAGAAAGCGCCCGCCAGCTCAGCAACGCCATCCGATATGGCGTGGTGAAGGAGGCTGACTACGCCAAAGCTGTCATTCGTGTGGAGTTGCAGGATGGTGAACTGACAACCGACTGGATTCCGTGGATGACCCTGCGGGCCGGCAACGATAAGTTCTGGTGGGCGCCCGAGGTGGGCGAAGTCATGCTGGTCCTGGCACCTTCTGGCGAGTTGGCGAATGCTGTGGCTTTGCCAGCAGCATTCAGCAACGAAAACCAGAACGCTGACCGCCCAACAGTGCAACGCCAAACCTTCGAGGATGGCACTGTGATCGAATATGACCGTGAAGCCCACAAGCTGTTAATGGACGTAAAAGGCGACGTGGAAATCAAGGCGTCTGGCGACGTGGAAATCAACGCGTCTGGCAACGTCAAGATCATCGGTGCGAGAATTGACCTGAACCCTTAGGAGGCGCGGCATGGCCGGGATGAGCCGCAGCACCGGTACCGCCTTAGGCGGCTTTGACCACCTGCGCCAGTCAGTCGAGGATATTCTCACCACGCCCGTCGGGACTCGGGTGCATCGCCGGGACTACGGCAGCCGCTTACCGCGCCTTGTGGACCGCCCGATCAACAGAAGCCTTGTAGCCGACCTTGTGGCTGCAACTGCTGAAGCCCTGGACCGCTGGGAGCCCCGCTTGCGGTTGGAGCAAGTGAAGATTGAATCTGTGGGTGAGGCCGGCCAAATCAGCCTGAGCCTTGTTGGCTACTATCTGCTCGATGGCCGCAAGGTCGAGATCGAGGGGCTGGTGATCTGATGGCAGCAATCGAATTCAGCTCCATACCTGATCCAACGATCATTGAGGAACTCAACTATGAGCAGATTCTTGCTGACATAATCACGGATCTGGTCTCTCGTGACCCTGAGTACAGCGAGATTCTGGAGTCGGACCCAGGGATCAAAATCTTAGAAGTCGTCGCCGCCCGTGAGCTGCTGCTTCGCCAGCGCATCAACGACGCTTTGCGGGCAACGTTGCTTCGCTTTGCGCTTGGCAGCGACCTGGATAACTTGGCAGCTTTTTACGGCCTGACACGCCGCACGGAAGAAAGCGACGATGAACTGCGGCTGCGCACGGTCGAGCGCATCATGGGCAGCAGCACCGCCGGCGGCGCTGCATGGTATCGCTACCAGTCCTTGTCTGCTGATTCGCGTGTAAAAGATGCCGCTGTCAGCAGCCCTGCGCCCGGCGAAGTGCGCATTGCCATTCTCAGCAAAGAAGCCGAGCAGGTTGAAGAGGCAACCGGCGCCGATCTTAACCAGCTGGGCGCTGGATTTGGCGTTGTGCGCAACAGCGGGGAAACTGATGCTGCCTATCGCTTGCGGATCTTTGCTGTGATCCAGGCCGGTGGCGGCTATGGCGCTTCTAGTCCCGACCTGATTGCCAAAGTAAACACCGCCATACAGGCGGATGCCGTGCGCGTGTTGACCGACACCGTGGCAGTCCAGGCCGCCAACATCATCCCGGTCGATGTTGTGGCCCAGGTTTACCTTTACCCGGACACGCCGGCAGAAGTGTTCGAGGGGCTGGGCACACTGCTGAAGACCGCCTTTGAAGAACAGGCCGGCCTCGGTTGGGACGTAACGACCACCTGGCTGATTGCCCAACTGCACCCCGCCGGTGTTCAACGTGTTGTTCTTACAACGCCGGCACAGAACATCATCTGCACAGCAAGTGACGCCCCAGCCCTAGACACGATTTCGCTCAGCTTGGCCGGTCGTGATCGATGAGCCTTTACGACCTGCTGCCGCCCAACGCGACCACGCTTGAGCGGGACTTTTCGCGTGCTACATCCAGTCTGGAGCGTATTGGCCTACCCGTTGGCAAGATCCGCACAGCCAAACGGATAGACATTCCAGACAGCGTCGTTCCGTGGCTGATATATGAATACGGTCTGAATGAACTGCTGCCCTACCTGGGCAACAACCAACGCCAGGCCCTGGCTGAAGGCGTGCTATGGCAGCGCATCAGGGGCACACCGCAAGCCCTCAAAACCGCACTCAGATGGATTGGCTTTGCCCCATTTGTTGAAGAGTCTGAAGCTGGGACGCTGCGCTGGGCCGAGTTTCAGCTCGGCCTAGACCAGGCACCCGACGATCTGAATGTGACCAACGGGCTGATCGGCGTGTCGCGCCTTTCGGCGCCAGTGCGATCAAACCTGTTCAGGGTCTACAGCGGCTACGACCACCGCCGGTTCTTGCTCGACGACCACGGGCTAAGTAGCGGCTCATGGTTGTGTGACCACACTGGCGTCTATTTGCGCCCTGACTGGCCGCAGCTCAGCTTCGGCCGCAAGTTTTTAATCAACGACGACTACAGCGACGACGGCGTTGGCGAGCTTGGCATTGAGCGCATCCACGGGATGCTCGGCCTCTACGAAGATCGCTTCACGCTGAGCAACAGCCAGCTCGACGAGTTCTGGCACCTGTCCGATGTGGGCATCATTGTCCGCTCGCGGATGATCGAAATCACCCACGGGCCACTACCCGGTCCTGGCACTAACTGGACAAACGGCACCTGGGATTCCGTCCTCGGTTGGAACACCACTAATTCGGTGCTGCCGCCGCTCAAGTTTGCCAAGGCTGGTCTGTACCTCAGCGATGCTGCAACCCTTGACGATACAAACGCCTGCTTCTCTGCACGCACTGAGGAAGAGTACGGCGCCGGGCCGTTCCTGCTCAGCGAAGGCGACCCCACCACTGGATTCAACATCCTCAGCCAGCACGAAAGCTGGACTGAATATGACGAGCTGCTGGAGCGTTTTGATCGCGATCATTCCGCTGTGGGGGTTGCGGCGGCCGACGTTGCCAGCCATGTCACCGTCTCGCGTGAGCGGTGCCGCATTGTTGATGGCCTGGACGACCAGTTCCTGCTGGATCAGCACCTGCTGGGTGAGTTCCCGCCGGTCCTGGATCTGCAGACGCTTTCCCGCAACCATGCGCTCAACCTTCTCGGCGCTCCGGTTGATCCCGACACCTGGGCTTCGCAGATTGATTGGCTGCCGTACCCGAACGATGTTGCCCGGCCTTCTTGGGAATCGTTCATCACCTGGGAAGACGGCAACTGGGATGGAGTCACCGACCCGGCACAGGTGGCGCGACGCCGGCCGCTTTGGGCCGACGCCTACGCATGGGGGCAGCTTGCCTGGAGCGACCTGGAGGCCATTGTCCCAGCTTGGGACCATCACCCCACCTGGGGCGATGCTGGCCCTTGGCAGTCGCTGTACACAAGTTCCGCCCAACGGCAGTACCGCGCTGGGCTTTACCTGTCCGACAGCGACTTGCTGGGCTCCAGCAACGCAGTTCTTGGATTTGCGGAAGAGCAACGGTTCGATCGCGGCTACCAAACCACCAGCTCGGCGCACACGCCTGGCGGCAACCTGGCAGCACACACCCGCGAAACTGCGCGGGTTCTGGACTACCAGGACAGCTTCACCCTGGACCTCCACCTGCTGGGCGAGTTCCCGGTCGTGCAGGACCTGCAAACGCTGTCTCGCAACCATGCGCTCAACCTGCTGGGCGCACCGGTGGACCCCAATACTTGGGCGTCTCAAATCGATTGGCTGCCATATCCGCACGATGTGGCTCGGCCTGCCTGGCAAACCCTCATTACATGGGCGGACGGCAACTGGGACAGCACAACAGATCCGGCCATTGCAGCGCAACGCCGGCCGCACTGGCTGGATGCATACGCATGGAACGGGCTGGCCTGGAACGATTATGTGGCCGACGTTCCCGTTTGGGACCATCACCCCACCTGGGCAGATGCTGGGCCTTGGCAATCGCTGTATTCAAGTTTTGCTGGACGGCAGCTTCGCGCAGGTATATATCTCTCCGACAGCGACCCCCTGGGCTCCAGCAATGCTGTCCTTGGGTTTGCAGAAGAGCAGCGGTACGAGCGGAGTTTTGCATCGGCCGGCCCGGTCGAAAATCGCCAGGGCTTCGCAACCTCACAGCACACCCGCACAAGCCAGACAGAAATCGCCCGGTTCCTGTTCACGGACTGGAGTCAGGCCAACTGGGCCGGCGATGGAGCCGAGGCTTGGGCAACCGGCGGCGAGGTTTGGGGCGCTGCATCTTGGACCGAAAACTACTGGTCGCAAGGGGCAGCGGGCTTCTGGAACGACAATCTGTGGGCGCAGCGTGTGGCCTGGAACCCCACGAGCCTGCAGATTGCAAGCGCCCACTCCAGATATGCAGATGGCATCCACCGTTTCCACGCCAGCGCAGCCCTGGCCGCGCCAGGTGCCACTTCGCAACACACCCGCAGCAGCCACACATCGTTCCGCCACTTCACGCTCGCTGCATGGGAAGAAACCGAAGCCTGGACCACGGCCGACACGCCAGATTGGCAGGCTGGTAACTGGACCGGCGACGACACCGACGCCTGGACTGAAGGAAGCCAGCCCTGGCCATATGCTGGGTGGGCGGCTACAGATTGGATGCTTGGCGTGGCAAATGGCTGGGCATCAACGGAGCCATGGATTGATCAATACGGTCAACCCTGGCTGCCGACAGACCCGAACAATGACGCAGCATGGAACCCAACTTATCGTTTCGTTCAGAGCCACCATCAAACCCTCACCTAGACTGACCCCTAGAATGACTACGACTCAGGAGGCTATGGCCTAATGGCAACCCTCACGACCTCAGGCCGCGCCGGTTTGGCGGCTTCTGTCGCAGCCCGCAACATCTTCCTCGGCGTAGGCGCCGGCAGCCCCCTCTGGGATGATGCTGGCACCCCGCCTGAAAGCATTTCCAGCAGTGCGCTCCTTTCCGCCATCGGTTTTCGCAAGGCTGCTCAGGTGAGTTTTGTGCTCCCAGCAGTTGAGGGCGCGATTGTGCTGCCCAGCGGGCGATACGACCTCAGCACTGCCCAGACAAACTTCCTTTACTTGCGGTTTACACTCGATTTTGAAAACGCCAGCACAGCGACCATCCGTGAAACTGGCATCTTGCTAGACACTGTGGTTCAAACCGGGCTCCCTCAAGGACAGTTATTCTTTGACGTCGAGGAGGTTCAGAGCCCTGGCACGCTCTACCTGCTAGAGCATGTGCCTGCGATTATTCGCACGCCAGCCACTCGCGAAACCTTTGAGTTCGTTCTGACTTTCTGAGGCTGCCATGTCACTCCAGGGCTACTACAACCGTTTCAGCGCCGCAGATCGTTACGACGAGCTGCTGTTCCGTGCCAGCAAAGGCCTTCAGTCGGCGGAACTGAACGAGATCCAGTCGGTCTTCAGCGATCGCCTGCAGAAAATTGCCAACGTCCTGTTCCGCGATGGCTCTGTTGTGCGCGGCGCATCCGCAGCCATTGACGCACAAACCGGCTACGTGCAAATGGAGAGCGGCGCCGTCTATGTACTGGGCGCAGTGCGTGAGGTGGCAGCCTCGAACTACACGATCCCAACAACTGGTGACGTGCAGATCGGCGTCAGAGTGGTAACGGAAACCATCACAGAGCTTGAGTCACCTGCGCTGCGCGACCCTGCGGTGGGCACACGCAACTACCAAGAATCTGGCGCTGGCCGCACCCGTCGGACGGTCACTTGGGCTTGGAATGGCGACGGTGGTACCGGCGATTTCTACACCGTGTACGCCGTACGTGACGGCGTGTTGCTGAACCAGGAAGCGCCGCCTCAGCTTGATGGTGTGAAGCAGCTTCTGGCCCGCTATGACCGCGACGCCAACGGCAACTACATCGTCAACGGGTTGAACCTGTTTGCACTGGGCAAAGACAACACCCAGACGAACTACGTGTTTAGTGTTCAGGAAGGTGTTGCAAACGTTGAGGGCAACAAAATTGACAAGCCGCAGGCTTCGCCCCTCAGCTTTGGAATTGACCCTGATTTACAAACCATTACAAATGAGCCGAAGGTAAGCACCGGCACGGCGCTCCAGACAATCTCGTTGAACCGTAAGCCGCTCAACAATATTATGGATGTGGTCATCACGGCTGAAGAAACCGTGACTATGACCCACGGATCTTTCACTGGGGCATTGGATGCGCTGCCAAATACTGCAGTGCTCAGCATTGAAGAGGTGAAGCAAGGAACCACCACCTTCCAGGCAGGCACTAGCTACAACCTCACAGCTGATCAGGTGGACTGGAGCCCAAACGGTCCAGAGCCTGCCCCTGGCAGCACCTATACAGTCACATACCGGTTCCTCAAAAGCGTCACCCCAACCAACATCAACGCCGACGCCGGCACCTTCCAAATCCAGGGCGCCGTAGCGAACACTTTGGTCCTGAATGACTACCGCTGGAAAATGCCTCGCTTCGACGCGATTGTGCTTGACCGCGAAGGCGTGCTGAGTCGAGTCAAGGGTGTGCCTTCGGCGTTTAATCCAATTCGGCCCGGCGTGTCTGACGTTTTGCTGCAACTTGCCAGCATCTACCACGATTGGATAAGCACAAAAGTTCCGCGCACATTCAACGACGGTACTCGCGTTGTTTCAATGAAGGAACAGCGGCAAATCAAGGAATCAGTTATTGAGCTATACAATCTCGTAGCCGATGAGCGCTTGCAGCGGGACATTAGCTCGAAAGAGCCAACGGCAAAATACGGCGTATTTACTGACCCGCTGTTTGACGACGATTTGCGCGATGCAGGTGTAGAACAAGACGCTGTGATTGTAGGCCAAGACCTGCAGCTTGCTATCAGCGGCACGCCTGTCCTGGCAACCTTGAACAACACGGCAACGAAACTGCTGCCTTCAACTGATGAAGTGCTGATCGGCCAAGAGCTGCGCACGGGTGAAATGAAAATCAACCCGTACCAGAGCTTTGATCCGATGCCTGCTGCTGTGGTTCTAAACCCGGCGCTCGATCTTTACACAGTCACCGAAAATGCGACCACTTTTGCTACGCAAGCGTTTGTCTTTGGCAGTGGCAGCCAAAGCAGCACTAGCACTAGCACCGTTACAACCCTTGTAAGCGAAAGCAGAAGCGCAATCGAGTTTCTGCGAGCGACTACTGTTAATTTCAGTGTTAGCGGTTTCGGGCCAAACGAAGGTCTTTCAATACTGCGATTTGACGGGCGCAACATTACCCCCAGCGGGGTTGTCGCCAACCTTTCTGGTTCGTTCAGCGGCTCCTTTACAGTTCCACCCAACGTTCCCGCTGGCAGCAAGCTGGTCGAGTTCATTGGCGTGCAGGGCAGCTTCGGCTCTGCGGTCTACACGGGCCAAGGCACCCTGCTCATTCGCAACTTCAGGCAAACCACCACAACCACAACTACTCGCTGGAATCCACCGCCGCCTGCCCCTCGTGGTCCTGACCCGCTGGCGCAGAGTTTTACCCTCCAGCAATCACGCCACATCAAGGCTATTGACCTGAAGTTTGCTGTGAAGGGTGCAAACAAGCCTGTCCAGGTGCAAATCCGTGAGAGCAGCAACGGCTTCCCAACTGAAACCGTCATTGCTCAAACAATAATCCAACCTAACGAAATTGTCACAACGAACACTTACGTTCGGGCTAGCTTCAGCGCCCCTGTGTACTTGGTTGGCGGCGTTGAGTATTTCATCGTGCTGCTCACCGACGACGCAAACCATGCGGTACGCGTGGCAGAGCTTGGCAAGTACGACTCCACAGCGGCACGCTGGGTGACTGCGCAGCCTTACACGATTGGCGTGTTGCTTAGCAGTTCAAATAACGTTACCTGGACAGCTCACCAAGAAAAGGATTTAACTTTCCGCCTCGTTGGGGCCAACTTCACGGCCACTGAACAGGTGTTCAACCTGGGCAGCCTTACGGTAAGCGGCATGACCGACTTGCTGGTGGTGGCTGCTGTGGAACTGCCCAGCGAAAACACCGACCTCTTCTTCCGCTACACCCGGACCACTGGAGAAACCTTTACGCTGGCTGCAGGCCAAGGCGTCCAGTTCGCCGCATCAATCAACGACACTATGCAGGTGCAGGCGATTCTGCGAGGAACAGCCACAGAAAGCCCAGTGCTTTACACCGGCGTCCAGTCGGTGGTTGGCAGCCTGGATACAAGCGGCTTCTACCAGAGCCGTCAGTTCCTGGTCGGCTCCGGCGGAAACACCATGCGCGTCATTTTCGATGCGCTTGTCCCCGGCTCCTCAACCGTGGTGCCTCAGTACGACAAGAACGGTTTCCAGAACATGACGTTGCTCAAGGCCACCCCCATCGGGGATGGCTACGTCGAGTACGTTTATCAGGACACCGGTATTGTGGGCCTGTCGGCTTCCAAGGTGAAGCTAAACCTCACCGGAACGGCGGCCCACAGGCCAAAGGTCCGCAACATCCGCGCAGTGATGGTCTGAACCAATGCCTACTGACACCCGCACCGCTCAGCGGAATTATCCGCTCCCGTTCCCTTCCAACCTCCTGGCCGAGGATGTTGTGCGTCTCCGTGACGCCCTGCAAGCCCTTGACGTGGACGTAGACGCGCTGTTCACTGCGCTGGCTACAAAGCTGAACCAAGCGCAGGTTCAGGCACTGGTTCAGCAGGCTGTAGACAGCCTGATGGCCGGGGCCCCTGGCGCCTTGAACACCTTGGGCGAGTTGGCCCTTGCGCTGAACAATGACGAGGCGTTCTCGGTCACGGTTACAAACGCCCTGACCGCTGCAAACAACTTAGCCGGGACTGCGCAAACTGCCGCAGGCGCTGCCCAAACCACCGCCAACACGGCTCTCGCCACGGCCACCACTGCGCAAACCACCGCTCAAAGCGCCGTTGCGTCAGTTGCCAACAGTCAAGCCGCCGCCCTGGCCGCCGTGGAAGCCACAAAAGGCGCCCTCGGCTTTGCCTTTCCAAACAGCAACTACAACCTCACAGGGGCTGGCCATGCCGCGCTGCCGCATACCAAGTACGGCCGTGGCAAGCAAGCCCCGTCCAGCTGGATCGGCTACCGCCGTGGCGGGTATATCAGCCGTTCCGGACGGCATTTCACATGGGGCAACAACTACAACGACTCAACCAACGGCAATTATTACAACGCTGGTGGCATAGGCACCGACTACAACGCAATCAACGTCCCATCGTTCCCAACGGTGTTCCGCGTGCCGAACTTCCACTGGAAGGCTTTGGCTGGTGACACCAATCACGCAAAGTTTGCCACGACGCTGGATGGCCTGCCGATCACTGACACGATTGCCCGTCAGCCAAAGATCATCCGCACCCATTCTGGCTTTTTCAACAGTTTCCACCTGAGCGAAAACGGGATCCTGTATGGCGCTGGTTATGCAGCTTCAGGCCTAGTTGGCAACGGGACCACGCCAACTCAAATGGATGCTGCCGTCCCCGTGCAGTTTTACAGCGAATCTAATTCGATTCTTGTGGACGCTGCGCGGCCTAAAATCAAACATTTCTGCAGCTCTGCAACGAGTGACGCCAATACCACTCTCGGCGCACATTATGCGTTAGACACTGATGGCAACGTGTACGCCTTTGGTTACAACGCTTATGGCCAAATTGGTGATGGCACAACCACTAATAACTACTTTGCACGTCGTATAGCTCGCAGCTTTTTCAATAATGAAAACGTTGAGTACATCACCGTTAGCGGTGGGCAATACGCACATGTTTTCGCAATCACAGCAACTGGCAAATGCTTCGCATGGGGCTACAACGCTCATGGCCAGTTAGGCATTAACAACACGACCAACCAGAATCGTCCGGTTGAAATTACCGCCATTGCCAACTCGGCAATCAACGGCAAGAAAATCGTCCACGTTGTGGCCACAGACGGCGACTCAAATCACGGCCGCACCTTCTTGCTGACTTCTGAAGGCCGCGTTTATGCCTGTGGCAGGAACGATGCCTTTGGTATCTATACCGGTGTTTACAGCTCCACCAGCGCAAATAATTCCATGCCGGTGGAAATTACTAACGCTTCTACAACCTTCAATTCCGGCGGCCAGAAAGTGGTTTCCATGTGGGTATGTGGCGGCCGATACCCCAGCATTTACGTCATCACTGACGGCGGAACTGCTGTGCAGCCAAAGGTTTACTCCTGGGGCAACAATGCCGGCGGGCAGCTTGGCCGTAACGTGTCCACCAGCAGCGACTCAAGCGCGACGGTGATTGGCAACTGGTTCCCAGGCGAAATCCTTTTCCGCGATTACGGTGATCCACTGCAGGCCGCCGGCTCTGCATCTGTGTTCCCTGGGGAAATTCTCGCCACTCAGTATTCATCTACTTGGGGCACCACACAGTTCCGCTTCGGTAAGCCTGTTGCGGTTTTCTGCAACGGTTACCAAAGCTCGACAAACGCCTCGGTCACACTGCTGGACGACCGTGGCCAGATTTACATCGCTGGCACTTGGAGTACAAGCCCACTTGTATTTACGCAGTTCAGCAACATCAACAACTCTGCTTCAGCAAACACCCAGCACGCAGTTTTCACACCTGTCTGGACCCAGCCTGAACCCTTTGTGGATTTCACGCACATCAGCCCACATGTTGGCGAATCTTGCTGGGCAGCCATTGGCCAGTCCGGCACGGTTTACGTGGGCGGAAACAACACCTGGGGGCAAACCAGCATCTCCTTCACGCTCAGGGGCCAGTTCCATCCCCTGCCCATTTCTGGTTACTAATCATGTCTGTTCTGTATTCCTTTGAGCTGACTGGCAAGATTGAGCCCTGGGGACAGGGCTTCCTAGCCGCTGAAAAGGTTTATCGCTTCCCTGGCGATTGCTACTTTGCATTGCGCCCCGGCGTGGCCCTGAAGGAAGTAAAAAACCCGACGGTCGCCATTGTCCAATTAGCGGACGACGCCCTTGCGGCAGCTTGCCTTGAGCTTGGCTTGCCTGAAGGCTGGTCTGCCCCTGAACCCTGATGGCACGGCCAAAGGTCAGCCCGGAGGCCCTGAAAATCCAGCACAAGCCTAAGCGCACGCGCCAGGGCTCTGGACAACATTCAAAGCCCTCGCACGGGCGCAAGAAGCTCAGGGGCCAGGGCCGCTAAACTCATTTTGTAAGGAGGCCCCTTCGCGATGACCACAACCTTTCTTCACGGCGTTGAAGTCCTCCAGATTGACTCTGGGACTCGCCCGATTCAAACCGTCCGCAGCAGCGTCGTCGGGTTGATCGGCACTGCGCCTGACGCCGACGCCGAAAAGTTTCCTATTAACACGCCGGTCCTGCTGGCTCGCCGCTCAGAAATGGTCGGCCTAGGCGAAGAGGGCACTTTGTTTAAGGCCCTTGACCTGATCTACGACCAGGCTGGCGCCGTTGTTATTGTCGTCCGCGTTGAAGAGGCGTCTACCGATTACGCCACGATCAACAACGTGGTCGGCGGAATCAATGAAACCACTGGCGAGTACGAGGGTGTTCACGCTTTTCTGGCAGCGGAAAACGCCGTGGGCTTTGCGCCCCGCATCCTGATCGCGCCGGAGTTCACCCATCAGCGGGCCAGCAACGGCATTCTGTCAATCGCGGTCAGCAACCAAGGCGCGGGCTACACCACTGTCCCCGCAGTGACCGTGACTGGTGGCGGCGGTAGCGGCGCTGTGATCCGCGCTCGCTTGGGCACTGGCGCAAACAGTGGCAAGGTCGTTGAGTTTATTGTTGACAGCCCTGGCAGCGGCTACAACAGCAGCCCCACCATCACCATCGCAGCGCCGCCCGCCGGTGGCACACAGGCGGTAGCCGGCACCGTGCAACGTGGCGCCGTCAGAAGCGAGGTAGTTGCTGAGATGCTGGGCATTGCACAGCGCCTCCGCGCTGTGATCATTGTTGACGGCCCCAACAGCAACGACGCAGCCGCCATCCAAATCGCTGACGACTTTGGCAGCGACCGCATCTATGTCATTGATCCCTGGATCATCCGCAACGGTGAAGCCTTCCCCGCTTCGCCTGCTGTGGCCGGCTTGATCAACAAAATGGATAACGAGCGCGGTTTCTGGTGGAGCCCGAGCAACAACGAAATCAATGGCATTGAGGGCACTGCCCGCGCCATTGATTTCACCCTGGGCGATTACACCAGCCGGGCCAACCTGCTGAACGAAGCCAAGATTGCCACTATCGTTCGTGAGCAGGGTTTCCGTCTGTGGGGGAACCGCACCCTGGCAATGGACCCCCTCTATGCCTTCTTAAGCGTGCGGCGCACCGCCGACATGATCAACGAAAGCATCCTGCGCGGCCACCTGTGGGCCGTGGACCGCTGCATCACAGCGACTTACCTGGAAGAAGTCCAAGAGTCGGTGCGTGCCTACCTGCGCAATCTGAAGGCACGCGGCGCCCTGCTGGGCGCTGACGTGTGGGTGGACCCGGAACTCAACAGCCCCGAAAACATTGCCAACGGGCAAGTATTCTTCGATTTTGAGTTCACTCCCCCTTACCCGGCTGAGCGGGTCACGTTCCGCTCCCACCTTGTCAACTCTTACGTTGTTGACCTTTTCCGTTGAGGACTGACCCATGGCTATCCCCCGCGTTCTAAAGAACTTCAGCTTGTTCGTTGACGGTCGCGGCTTGGCCGGCACCGTCTCCACGCTGACGCTGCCCACACTCACCACAAAGATGGAGGAGTTTCGTGGTGGCGGCATGGATGCCCCTGTCGAAATCGACATGGGTATGGAAAAGCTCGAATCCACCTTTGAGCTGTTTGATTACGACGAGAACATTCTTGGCCTTTACGGCCTGGCTGACGGCGCTGCCACGCAGTTGACAGCCCGTGGCGCTTTGCGTCGCGATGGTGAGCCTGCCGTATCCATGGTGGTCAACATGACCGGCGTAATTAAAGAAATGGACCCCGGCGACTGGGAAGCCGGCGAGCAGACCACGATGACATGCAGCATCGCGCTCCGCTACCTCAAAATCACCATCGGTGGCACTGTGGCAGTGGAGATTGACAAAGTGAACATGATCCGAAAAATCAACGGTGCGGATCAGCTTGAGTCCATCCGCACAGCCATCGGAATCTAATCCTGCATGGACAAGCGCCCAACAGCAAAAGTCGCCCTCGACTTTCCCCTTTCCATCAGCGGCGTGGAGGTTAAAAGCCTTACTATGCGCCGCCCCAAAGTGCGGGACGAAATGGCCTTCGCTAAAAGCAAGGCTGATGACGCCGACAAGGCCCTGCACTTGATGGCCAGCCTTTGCGAGGTTGCGCCCGATGAACTGCTGGAGCTGGACTCGGCTGATTTTGCCAAGCTGGAAGCGCAGCTTCTGGATTTCAAGGGGGCCAAGCCCTAGAGGACGATTGGCGCAGGGGGGTCATCGTGCTCTCCAAGCTGACCGGTTGGGGCTTGGCCGACATCCTTGATCTTGATGCTGATGAGTTCTGGGCCTGGCTAAAAAGCGCCCAGTCCATCGAGAATGAGATTGCCAAGCAAATGAAGGCAAAGCGATGACCGGCGGGCTCAGCAAGATTACGGTTGAGATCGGCGGCAAAATTGCCGCCTCACTTCGCTCGTCGCTCCAAACGGCCCAGAGCCAGGTTTCGTCGTTTGGGCGCAACGTCTCACGGACGATGAACGACGCCGCCACCAGCGGCAAGAAAAGCTTCAAGAACATTTTTAGTAACGATTTGTGGCAGCAGGCCACAATCGGCGCGACCGCGTTTGCCGGGGCTGTTGGCCTGAGCGTGCGCGAGGCCATGAAGTTTGACGCCGCCATGGCGGACATTCGCAAGGCCATTGACTTTGAGGACGGCGCAGCTGGTGTCACACGGTTTGGGAACCAGCTAATCAAACTGAGCGGGGAGTTGCCATACACCGCAGAGCAGCTCACCAAGATTGCCGCCGCCGCTGGCTTTGCGGGCTATGCCGAGAAAGACATAATCCCCTTCACGAAGACCGCCGCCGCGATGGGCGTGGCCTTCCAGATGACGGCCGAGGCTGCTGGCGAAGCGATGGTCGCCATGCGGGCGCAGCTTGGCATCACGCAGCCCGAGGTCATTGAGCTTGGCGATGCAATCAATTACCTGTCCGACAAGTTCCAGGGCACGGTTAACGCTGCCGATCTTGTAAGCCTTACCACCAGGATCGGTGCTATTGGGAAATCAGCTGGCTTGGCGAAAGAAGAAATCGCGGGCCTGGGTGCCGCGTTCCTTGCTTCTGGCACGCCTGTTGATGTCGCCAGCACTGGCCTGAAGAATTTCCTCAACGCCCTAACCAAGGGCGAACAGGCCACGAAGAAACAGGTCGAAGCCCTGGAAACCATGTTCGGGAGCGATGTCTCGAGCAAGCTGGCCAAAGGGATGCAGACCGACGCCGAAGGCACCATCAAGTCGGTGATGAAGGCAATGGCCAACCTCTCCCCCGAAAAGCGGGTGAGCATTGCTGGCGCGTTGTTTGGCGAAGAAAGCAAAGCGGCGATCATGCCGCTGCTCACCAACACAAAGCTCCTTGATCAGGCTTTTGATTTGGTTGCAGATAAGTCCGCTTTTGCGGGCTCCATGCAAAAGGAGTTCAAGAACCAGATGGCAACATCTGGGGCGCAGGCCAAGATTTTCCAGAACGGCCTGCAGGCAATGGGTATCAGCATCGGGACTGCCCTGCTGCCGAGCCTGAACGCAATTATGAAGGCCGTGACACCCGTGCTGGTGGGCCTTGGCGAATTTGCACAGAAAAATCAAGGCCTTGTTACAGGCATCGTCTTGATCGGCGGTGCGCTGGCAGGCCTGATCATTGCGCTGCCAATTATTGCCGGCGTGATTAGCGCCATCGGCACCATTGGCGCCGCTGTGGCGGCTGCCACGCCTATCCTCGCTGGCATCGGCACCGTGTTCGCGGTGCTGGGCGGCACCATTGGCGCGGCGATGCTGCCCTTGCTGCCCTGGATTGCACTGATTGCCGGTATCGGCGTCGGCGTCTACCTGCTCGTCAAGAACTGGGACAAGGTGAAGGCCGCAATGGCCAGCGCCTGGGGGGCCGTGGTGGCCACCTGGGGGCGCTTCACCACCTGGATCGGGGGCGTGTTCCAGCAGGGCATGGCGGCCGCGCAGGGCGCTTTAAGTGGTTTGGGTGCCTGGC